TCGGGGACGTGTCGCTGACCGTCCTACCGTAGAACGCTCCGCGAGATTCTGCCGCGGCGGCCTCTCATATCGTGATGGTCGGTAAGGACACCACACGAACACGAAGGGACTCCCCATGCCGTCGCCCAAGCTCGCCCGCCTCCAGGATGACGCCGCCAAGGTCGCCGCCGAGATCACCGATCTCCGCGCCGTCGAGCCGGCCGACGATTCCGAGCGAACCCGGATCGAAGAGCGGCTCGCGTCCCTGTCGGAGCAGTCCGACACGATCTCGAAGGAAGCAGCCGCCGAGCGAGCCCTCGACGAGAAGGTCGCCAGCCTCCGCACGGTCACCGAGTCGGCCAGCTCGCCGAAGCCGGCCGAAGTGGCCCAGGCCGAGGACTTCTCGCGGCCCGATATTCGGGCCGGCGTTCGAGCGTTCCGCTCGGCGAAGGTCGCGGCCGATGTCGGCGAGTTCCTGGTCCGTCTCGCCAGCGGCGAGAAGCGGGCCATGGGCGAGACCGTCAGCGGCTACGGTGACTCCTACGTCGTGACCGAGCTGTATGACGCGATCGTCAACCGGCTCCAGTACCAGTCGGTCGCGATGCAGCTCGCGAGCGTGTTCCGGCCCCGAGGCCAGAGCATCAACCTCCCGAAGAGCGGCGAGTTCACGGTCGCGTATGCCGCCGAGAACGCGGCGTTCACCGACCAGGACCTGTCGACCAGCGGCCCGACGCTGACCCTCTACGAGGCCGGCGGCTCGGTCGCGGTGTCGAACGCCCTCCTGAACGACTCGCCGATCGACGTGGCTGGTCTGCTCGTCGACCGGATGTCCTACGGGTTCGCTACCTGGTATGACCAGAAGTGGCTTACCGGCAACGCGTCATCGCCGACGATCTCCGGCCTCCCGGCCGCGGTCGCCGCGATCGCGAGCAACCCCAACACCGTGACCGTGGCTCTCAACGCCTCGACGACCGCCGCGAACCTCGCGGACGTGGTCGGGAAGGTGGACGAAAGCATCATGGGAACCGGCGCGTGGGTGGCTTCAAAGGCCGGCTACGTCGACCTGATGAAGCTGTGGGCAGCCCAACAGACGACCATGACGGTCGGTGGCGGTCGGGTCGTCCCGACGGTGTACGGTGCTCCGGTCTACCTCGCCAAGGGTATGCCGGCGACCACGCTCGCCCTCTACGGTGATTTCTCGAAGTCGACCGCGGTCGGCCTCGCTGCCGAAGGGATCCAGATCACGGTCGCGAAGGAGCTGCTCGTCCGCAGCCGTCAGACGCTCTTCGTCGGAAGCAGCCGCCTCGGCGTGCTGAATCACGGCCCCGAGTTCGTCGGTCGGCTGGCGAAGGCGACCTCCTGATCCGTGTCGATGTGATTCTCGGGGGCCGGGGCTGGCAGGGATGCCGGCCCCGGCTCTCTCTCTATAGGGACCTCCGGAGGCGAGCATGGCGAAGCCCGACACGATCCGCGTCCTCCAGTGGCCCCTCGTCGAGCCTGTCTCGCTCACCGACGCGAAGGCCCAGGTCTCGCTCGCCCAGGACCAGACGGAACACGATCGGTTCCTCCTCGACAAGGTCGCCGCGGCCCGCCGGCTGGTCGAGAGCCGGCTCTCGGTGACACTCGTCGCGACACAGTACCGGGCGACCTGGCGGACGGGCGGGAAGATCCTACACCTGCCGGCTCCGCCCGTGCTGATCTCCGCGACCTATCCGATCACGATCACGGTCGACGGGACTGCCCTGTCGGCGTCCGACTACGAGGTCGACCAGGACGCGTTCCCGGCTATCGTCACGCTCGACAATGAGACGACCGAGAAGATCGTCGTCACCTACTGGGCAGGCGTCGCCCCAGGCTCGACGATCGAGCCGATGGTCCGCTCGGCGATCCTGGCCTATGTGAACCACCAGTTCGAGAACCGCGGCGTCCTGAACACCGAAGGCGGCGGCGAGTTGCCCCAGGCCTTCGAGACACTCCTCGCGGCCAGCTCGTGGAACGGAGGCTGGTAATGGCACGAGCTGCCGGCCGCTATCGCGAGGTCTTCGTCCTAGAGCGACCTGTCCGCACGCGGAACGCGGCCGGCGGGACCGTCGAGACCTGGGAGGCGGTCGCGACGATCTTCGGCTCCTACGAGGCCACGTCCTATAACGAGCAGGCCCGCCGCGGACAGGTCGGCGGCGGGATCTCGGCCACGGTCTACACGCGTTACCGCTCCGGGCTGGCAGGCGACCAGCGGCTTCGCTGGCTCGCCCGCGGCGACCGGCTGCTCTACATCTCGGCCGTCGTCGAGCAGGGGAACCGCGAGGACTTGGAGCTGACCGTCGAGGAGCAGGTCGCATGATCTCGCTCAACTGGGAACAGATGGACGGCGAAATCGGGGCGCTGATGAAGCGGTTCGACGAGCTGCCGCGCCACATCGCAAAAAAGCACCTGAAGGCCGCCATGAAGCGAGCCGGCCAGGAGGCCGTCAAGGTCCTGAAAGCAAACACGCCAGTAGGTGGCGGCCGCCGCGTGAAGGCTGCCGTCGTCCGCGGCGAGCTAAAGATGAACTACAAGCGGCGAGGCGGATCGCTCCGCCGGGCCTCGACGTTCGTCTCTAAATACATCGGCCGGAATAAGGACGGACTCGTCGTCGGGGTCGTCGGCTACAAGTACGGATTCGAGTCGAGAAAAGCGATCTGGCTGGAGTTCGGAACGTCCCGCGGGATCGAGCCGAGGCAGATCATCGATAAAACGCTCGCGGCGTCTCGCTCTCGGGTCCTGGCTCGGCTGGAGAGCGAGATGGTCAAGGCCCTCGACAAAGCCCAGAACGAGCTGGCGGCCGACATAAATCCCGGCATGTCGAAACGCGGCCTCGCGGCCGGCGTCGCCCCACGATAGGAAAAACATGAGCACCCCGCACGTCTGGCTAAAGGAAGCGATCGAGGACGCCACGTCGTCCACGGCCTGGCCGGTCGGTATGACCGGCACCCAGTCGCCTCCCTTCACGATCTACGCCCGCGAGGCGACGGGCCGCGAGCAGGTCCTCGCCGACACGTTCGACGACACCCCGGCCGCCGACCAGGTGAACCCGGTCGCCCGGTTCCTGGTGGCGGTCTACGCCGACGACTACGTCCAGGCCTGGACGCTCGCCGGCCAGATCACCGCGGCGATCCACAAGTACGCCGGCACCGCCGACGGGACGACGGTCGAACACTGCCTGGTGCTCGACGAGCGAGACGGACAGCCCGACTACCTCGAGGGCCGAGAGACGCCGACCTACACGGTCGAGCTGTCCGTCGAGATCCGCTGGGCCGAGTGAGATTCGCCCCGCACGTCACCCCATAAAATCGACCACGACCGACACAGGAGCAGACCATGCCACTCTCGACCTCGCCGACCACCGGACCGAGTATTCCGTCAGGCGCTACGAAGGTGTCGATCAAGAACATCGACACCTCCAGTACGACTCCGTATGAGGACGTGACGATCCTCGGCGACACAGTTAGGAAATATGCGGCCCCGTGCCTAAAGGACGCTGGCTCCGGAACGGCCTCGTCGACTTGTTCTGTGTCTGGACTACTCAAAAGCGACACAACTCTAGCGACTTCGGCCGCGACCGTGCTCACCGGCTGGATCTGTGAGTCGTACGAGAAAACGTACGAGGTTGGCAAGTATGCGACATTTTCGGTCGAGTTTTCCTATTACCCCGCGTAGCAACCAGGAGCCGTAGACGTGCCAGAAACACCACCTCCAACATTCACGTCGTCGCAAGGCACGGCGATTGTAACTGGCGCTACGAAGGTCACCGTCAAGGTAACTCGCAATTCCTCAGCGTCCACCAAGCTCGACGCGTCAACTTTGTCTCTCACTACTGGAGCGAATCGCGTCTACGAAAGCGGGATCACCGATAACGGTCAGAGCGGCAGCACGAGCGCACTCGTCGTAACGGTATCTGTCGACGGACTTGGGACGAAGCCGACCGTCGGATCCACCATCACCGCCGAAGGCTTGCCGTGTAAGTGTATGGAGTCGACGAGCGACGACTCTGTCGGCGAGCTGAAAAAATGGTCGGCCAGCTACACGTCAGACTATGTGGCATGACGTAACGGAGGCCGGTCACGATGCCGACTCCTTCGTCGCAAGGTTCGACGGTTAGCTTCAACGGATCTCCGCTCGGCCGCGTTACGCGGTTCCGAGTGTCTCCAGGGGCGGCCGTGTTCGCCGAAAAGACGAACATCACGAGCGAGGTCGTCGGATCTGGCGCGAATGCGAGAATCGTCAAAACTTACGACTGTGTCGCCATTGATCCGGGGACCGTCGAGGTCACACTCTACGGATGCCCTCCGTATGTGAACGCCGACATCGGGACACGCGGAATCGTGTCGGTGTTGTTCGACGGCGGGTCGCTGACGAGGCCGGCCTACCTCGAGACCTTCGAAGTGACCGGCAGCGTCGGCGAGTTTCTAGTCGGCCAGGCCTCGTTCAAACTCACAGGTGAGGGATCATGACGCTCCTCGACAATGTCTCCGAGACGCTCCTCGTGACGCCGCCCGGCTGTAGCGAGCCGGTCTACCTGCGCTATCCGACCTTCGCGGAGTGGTACAGCCTAGCGACGGCCCACCGAAGCCTCGCCGGCGAAGCTCCTCCGGCCGACCTGATCGCGAAGACGCTCACCGTCTGCCTGTGTGACGCCAGCGGAAAGCCGCTCGGCGTCGAGGCGGCAAAGCTCATGGGGTCGAGCCATCGTCGCGTGATGTGGCTCTATCAAAAGTGCTGGGATTCCGTACTGAAGTCGGACGACACCGTCGTCGGAGAGATCGAAAAAAACTAAGGAGCCAGCCGGGGAGGCTCGACCGTTTCCTCTACCGGCTGGCTGCTCACCTCGGGATCGGACACGTCGAGAAATGGAAGCACGACCTCACGCTCGATCAGCTCCACCGATGGATCGCGTATTACCGCGTCGAGCCCTTCGGCGAGGACTGGCTGCGGGCGGCGCGGGCGACCATGTTCACGATCGCGGCCCTCGGGGCGAAGCCGGGGTCCGACTTCGTCGACGTGTTTTTGCCGAACTATGACCCGGACCGGGAGATGACTGAGGACGAGATCGCGGAGAAGCTGAAGGGCTGGACCAGGGAAGGAGGCTAGTCGTGGCGTCGATCGGAAAAGTGTCGGCAGTATTCACCGCGTCCACGTCTGGCCTCACGGCTGGCGTCCGTTCTGCTTCGGCCTCGCTGCGAGGCTTGCAGTCCGAGAGTCGCGGTCTAGAGAATGCCATGAAGGGGCTGACGGCCGTTGTCGGTGCTCAGCTTTTTATGTCGGTCGCGTCCGGAGCTGCGGCCGCTGCGTCGGCTCTCGCTGGCCTCGCGTCTTCGGCGGTGTCGTCGATCTCGACGGCTGTCGATGCGGCAACTTCCCTCGGAGAGGAGACTAGTAAGTCGGCGGTTATTTTTGGCGGGGCTGCGGCAGAGGTCCAAAAGTTCGCGGACAGTGCGGCCGCGATCGGGCTATCCCGACAGGCGGCCCTTCAGGCGACCGGCAGTTTTGGAAACCTCTTCACGGCTATGGGGCTGGGGAGCGATCAGGCGTCGGAATACGCGAGGACCATGACCGCCCTCGGCGCAGACCTCGCCTCGTTCAACAACGCAACGGTCGAGGATTCCGTACAAGCGATCGGAGCGGCCCTGCGTGGAGAAGCCGAGCCTATCCGGCGGTTCGGTGTTCTGCTCGACGAGGCGACGCTCAAACAGGCTGCCCTTTCCGCCGGCCTGATCTCGTCGACGAGCAGCTCGCTCACGCCAGCGATCAAGGCCCAGGCCGCCTATGCCGCGATCCTCCAGCAGACCACGAAGGCACAGGGCGACTTCGCCAGAACTGGCGACTCGCTCGCGAACCTGTCGCGAGTGATTCAAGCCCAGACCTCTAACATCTTTACGGACATCGGGTCCGCATTCGAGCCTTTGTATCAATCGATCGCGAGCGCCACGAGCCAGGTCCTGACCGCCGTCGGTCCGATCGTCGGGCAGATCGCGGCAGGGATCGAGGTCGCAGTCCAGCGTATTTCGGCCGCTATTCAATCTCTCGTTCCGTCGTTTTTGCAGTTTGTCGGGACCTTTGACGGAGCAAACGTGGGCCAGGCAATCGGCGACGGGATCCTCGCCGGGGCTCGGTTCCTCGCCGGGGTCGGCGACTTCCTGATCGCCAACTTCGGCTCTACGTTCTCTTACCTTTCACAGGTCGGGCAGCAGTGGTCGTCTGTCTGGGCGATTGGCGCTCGCGTCGGAGCAATCCTCGAGGGCGGGTTCCGCGTCGGCCAGCTCGTCCTAAACGCTATCGGCGGCCTCCTGTCGGATGTCGTTTCCTCGCTCTTCTCCGCCGCGGCGAAGCTGGCCGAGATCGTGCCGGGCTTCGGAAAGTACGCCGACAGTCTCAACGCGAGCGCCGACAAGTGGGCTGCGACTGCTGACGGATTCGCCGCCTCAGCGGACACGTCGCTCGCGGCCGCCGGCCAGGCTTTCGCCACGGCGATCGACGGGCCGCTGGCCCAGTCAGGCCAGGCTATCGCCGGGCCGCTGGTGACCGCCCTCAACGCGTCGATCGCGAGAGCCGAGGAGGCCGCCAGCTCCGTCGACGTGGCGTCGAAGAAGCCGGTCGAGCTGAACCAGACGGTCGTCGTCGACGTTGCCCAGGCGATCAAGGGGATCGACTCTCGCACGACCGAGGGGATCACAGAAATGTTCCGGATCATGCGAGGCGGGGCCGGTGACGTGCAGGAGCAGCAGCTCTCCGTCCTCGAGGAGATCGCCGCCAACACGGGCGGCGAAGGCTTCACCGTCGTCGAGGGCTTCTAATGGCTGTCGTCTCCTACCAGCGGATCCTCGACGGAGCCTCGCTCTCCGGCAAGTTCGGCGAATCGCTCCAGGCGACGGAACGCTGGCAGGTCCGCGTCGACTCGCCGACGACGACACGCCTCGAGATCCTCCAGACGCTCGCCACCGGCGGGATCGTCTGGGGTGCCTCGCACCCAGAGTTCTCCGCGCTGAAGGCGATGGAGTTCACGCTCGACGCCGAAGGCCGGGAGGGGATGCGGTGGATGTTCGCCGTGAAATACTACGTCCCGCCCACGACGAAGACTCCGCAGGCCTCCGGGATCCCGAAGGACGCCTGGGAGCGTTCGGGCGGGACCTCGACCGTCCCTGTATTCCGCGACACGAGCGGCGTCTCGATCACGAACGCGGCCGGAGATCCCCTCGAGGGCCTGGAGCGAGAGCGCGAGGAGGTCGCCTGGTCGCTGGTGAAGTGCTACGCGACGGAAGCGGCCTTCGCGATCGATGAGTATGTATATCCCGGAAAGGTGAATAATGCGGAGTGGGGAGCATATCCGGCGAAAACATGGAAGTGTTATCTGAAGAGCGCGAAGAAGGTCAGCGTCTCCAAGCTCGACGGAGCGGCCGACGGGGCGACGCTCGACTACATCGAGAGCCACTGGGAATTTCGGTACGACCCGGACACCTGGAAGTGTAAGCCCTGGGACGTGGGCTTCATGGAAAAGGTCGGCACGGAACGGAAGACCGTCACCGGCTCCGACGGGAAGGCCGTGAAGCAACCGGTCGCGCTCAACAACGACGGCACGAAGAAGACGCCAGGCCAGAAGCCGACCGTGATCAACAACGGAGCCGGCGTCGACATCTACGAGACGGCAAACTTCACGACCGGATTCGGGACGCCGGTCTTCATCCCAACATGACGAAGCCCGTCGCATTCTCCGAGGACGGAGCCCGTCGCGTAATCGCGGCGACGAAGGCCCATGAGGCTGGTAGTCGCGACATGCCTGGGATCAGGTTTCGCGATATCGGAGACGACGATCCTGTTCGCCTCGGGAAGACGACGGCCGCCTGGAACAAGGGCACGACCGCGACGATCAACGTCTGGGAAAGCGGCACGGCAGGGAGCGAGACGCAGACCTCCGGCGCGACGCTGACCGGATGCGTCAACAAGTTCGCGAACGTGGCGACCGGGAAGTGGGTGATCGTGGCGCGAGGCATGAACGGGTCGTATTACCTGATCGCTGCGGAGTGCTCCTGATGGTTCTCCTACCGGGGTGTGTGTGTTGCTGCGGACCGTATGACGACTACGCGATACTTGTTTCTGCTGAAAAGTACAACTACAGCACCTCTCCGACTTTTCCTGTGTTTGGCGCTACCGTTCGGATCAATAACACAAACATAACGCCAGGCTTTCAGGTTGCGAGGACTACGTCCGAAAGGGAGTTCGGCTTTCTTTACGCGACAAACTCAAGCCTGACAAAGTCGGCAATTGCGTCGAGCCTGTCCGCCATCGGAGACGCTAACCTGACGCGTATCATCAACAGCTCAGACACAGTCGATCAGGGATCGCTGCCTGGTTTGCTCGTCCCGGGAACAGACGTTACCCAGCAGAATGTGATCGGGCTTACAAACGTTTTCGGGAACCAGTGGGAGGTAGGTAGGCTGTTCGTGATAGGTTTTATGTCTGGAGGGAGTTCACCCAAGATAATCACTCAGGATTCATGGTTCTGGGGTGGTGTGTTTGACCAGCAAGTGGTCTGGGATTCTGTTTCAAGTTTTTTGTACGACAGGTCTTTCTTCACATTCAACTTCTGTGCATAGAATGAACGTTAATCTGACGGGTCTCGTCAAGATTTGCGAAGCTGCCGGAGTGACGCTGCGGAGCGCTATTCCGTGCATATCACGTTTGTGCGAAGACGGGACTGTCGAGCTGGACGAAACACACTCGTCCTACCCGCGAGCACGTCCCGGCCTCGGAGACTACGTCGCCAACGCCCTCTCCGCGATCGGCGTCACGAAGGAGCGAGTCGAGGCCGTGGTCGGCGGCCCCTGCGGCTGCGGCGAGCGGGCCGCCTGGCTGAACGAGGCCGGGGCAAAATGGCTCGGAATGCCGCCCGGCTCGACGGCTCCTTCGGAGATTGATCCGGGGACCCCATAGCGTAGGGTGAAGGCCCGCGGCCAAGGACGGCCGCCGACCTCGACACGGAGGGCCGGATGCGCAAGGGCCAGATCGGCGGCGACGAGATCACGCGTATGGCCCGGCAGCTCGTCGAGCGGCACCCAGACGCCCCGGCCCGGACGCTCGGCCGCCGGCTCGCGGCCGAGACCGGCGGAGCGATTACGCTTCAGCAGGGATACCAGCGGATCCGGCACCAGCTCGGGATCAAGGGTCGGCAGCAGCGGGGCAACGCGGCCGACAAGTCGCTCCACCGGCAGCCGCGGGTCGCCGGCGAGGTGGTGACGATGCCGAAGAGCAAGGCCGAGCCCTGGGAGACTCACGACTTGGGGGTCGTTGGGACGATCGGCGTCCTGTCCGACATCCACGTCCCGTATCACTCCGAGGTCGCCCTCGGGGCCGCGGTCGCCGACCTGAAGTCGAGCGGGATCGACGCCCTGGTCTTGAACGGCGACACCTGCGACTTTTACGCGATCAGTCGGTGGACGAAGAATCCGCGACACCGAAACTTCAAGGGCGAGATCGAGCAGATCCGCCAGCTCGTGTCGTGGATCCGCCAGGAGTTCCCCGCGATCCCGATCGTGTTCAAGACTGGGAACCACGAGGAGCGTTGGGCTCACTGGCTGTGGCAACACGCCCCGGAGATTTCCGACGAGCCGGAGATGGGGCTCGCGTCCTGGCTTCGTCTCGACCAGCACGACATCACGCTCGTCGACGACCAGCGGCCGATCATGGCAGGGAAGCTGCCGATCCTCCACGGACACGAAAAGGGGAAGGGGATCTCGGCCCCGGTGAACCAGGCTCGCGGAGCGTTCCTGCGACTTCACCACACGGTCCTCGAGGGGCACGGCCACCGGACCTCGGGACACTGCGAACCCGACATGTTCGGGCATGAGGTGTTTTGCTGGTCGACCGGCTGCCTGTGTGACCTTCGTCCGGAATACGCGAGGCTGAATAAGTGGAACCACGGATTCGCGGCCGTGACGACCCACGCCGACGGATCGTTCGACGTGTCGAATCACAGGATCACGGCCGACGGCCGAGTGAGGTCGTCGTGAGTGGGGACCATCACTTCAAGGTCCGCGGCCTCCGCGTCCTGTGGAGGTATGCGAGGCTACGGGGCCGGGCCGCTGGCTGGAGCATCACGCCAGACGAGAAACGGCCGGACCTCGAAAGGAAGGTTTTGATCGACCAGCGGCTCCGGGGCCGGGCTCGCCTTGAGACGGAGATCCACGAGGGCCTCCACCAGCTTTTCCCCGACTTGGCCGAGGAGACCGTCTCCGGGGCCGGCCGCGATCTCGCCCGGATTCTGTGGTCGCTGGGATACCGGCTGCCGTGACCGACGCCGACCTCGCCGCCGCGGAGCAGCTCTGCCGCCGGCTCGGCCCGGCTAACTGCTGGACTGGCACTGGAGGTTCTCTAGCCTCGTTCGCTCTGCGAATGATCCGAGAGCTGAAGGAGCGAAACATGAAGACGACGAACGGCGGGACCGTGACCTATACGACTGGGGCTGTGAGGTCGAGCGACGCGGAGGCGACTCGATACGACCTGATCTCACCGATCGGCCTGGAGGCCGTCGCCCGGACGTGTGCCGAAGGGGCCGAGAAATACTCCGACTTCAACTGGGAGGCCGGAATGCCGGTAAACGACCTCCTGAATCACGCGATCCGCCACGTCTACCGGTACCTCGCCGGCGACCGCTCGGAGGATCACCTGCCACACGCTGCCTGGGGCCTGCTCGCGGCGATCCACTCCGAGCAGCTCTGGCCCCACTTGAACGCTGGCACGCTCCGCGGGCCGGGCTGTGAGCCTCCCGAGCCGCTGGACTCGTAGGGAGGATCCGGTCTGCTAGTGGCTGGTCGGTTCCCACCTACGCGAAAGGATTCGCCTATGCGTCTGTTTCTCCTGTCCGTGTTGTCGCTCGTCGCCTCGGCCGCCGTGGCTCAGGACGTGATCATCGCCCGGCCGCGGTCGGTCGTCTGTGTGAACGGCGGCTGTGCTCAGTCACACGCGACAGTGATCGCTCGACGCGGCTCGCTCGTTCATTCTGGCTGCGGCCAGATGGAAGGGATCGGTATGGGCTCGACACCCGAGCAGGCTCGCCGGTCGTGCTGCTTTTTTGGTACACGTCCGATCGCCGACGAAGGCGTCGCCTTCTCACCGGTCACGCGTCGGTGGTACGCGGTGATCCGCTACCGTTGACGTAGACGGACCGCGGCCGGCGGACTCAAAATCCGTCGGCCGCTGGTCCGGTTTGCCTGGTTCAAGTTCGCCCAGGTCCAGCGGCGGCAGGGTGTCGACCGAGCAGGTGTCCCGCGGGCAGATCAGCGGGTCCACATAGACGGCCTGGAGGGCCGGGTCGCTGTGGTCGAGGAGCTGGGTCGCCGCGGCGGCTCCGCCCGCCAGGGCCGCGTAGGAGGCGGCCATGCGGCGGAATCCGTGGAAGCCTCGCCCCCGATACTCGACGCCGGCAGATCGGCACAGGACCTGTAGAGAGGCCCAGTGGCTGCGGGTCGCCCGATCCCACGGCCAGACCAGGTCGTCCGGCCCGCGACGGTGCTCCGCGAGCATCGCGGCGAGCTGCGGCGTCACGGCCCTCTCGATGTCGCGGGTCGCTCCTTTCCTCGTCCCGGCCAGGAAGATCACGCGACGACGGTCGAGGTCCACCTGGCCCCAGCGGAGCGATGTCAGGGCCTCGAATCGCTCGCCCGTGCATACGGCCGCGTAGATGAGCGTCGACCACCACCAGCGCGACGGCAGGCCGCCCGTCCTTCCGATCCGACGCTTCGCTGCCCTGATCAAAGAGCCGACCTCGTCGGCCGTGTAGGCACGACCGAGAGGGATCGTCTTCGGGACTTTGACACGCGGGACCTCGGGAAACTCTGTCGTGATTTTCTTACGGGCGAGGTATTCCCAGACGGCCCGGATCATGTTCCGGTCCTTCCTGATCGTGGCCGGCTTCGGCAGGCGATCACGCCACCCAGGCGTCACTCGTCGCCATTCCAAATACTCCGCGACGACCACGTCCTCGAGGTCCCCGACCGTTGGCGGTCGTTTCAAGAATCGCTCCAGACGATCGAAGAGCATCCCGTAGAGCGAGACCGTGTGGGGCTTCAACTCACGGAGCAAGGCATACCGACGAAACGCATCACGCAACGGCATTGAACGCATGGCATCACTTCCTTTTTTGTTTAGATGCCGGGCAGCCTACAGGACTGTACACGCGTCCACCACTATTCCACTCCCCTCACCTGAACGTTTGTACTCCCCTCGCCTCCAGTGGAATAGTCGCGTTGATCAACTGTTGACAGCCGGCCCGGCGAAATCAAGTCGCCGGGCCGGTTGATCCACAATCCGGCCAGATTACCTTTGAGGCATGGCAGTGTTCCTCCACCCAGACACCCGGAAGCCTGTGCTGACCGCAGACGAGGCCGGCGAGCTGCTGAAGATCGACCCGAGCAACATTCGGCACTGGGCACGCCGCGGAGAACTGACGAAAGTCGTCGAGTCTCCTCGCAGGGTCTACTACTACCTGCACGAGATCAAGAAGCGGAGCAAGGAGGCAGCCGCGACAAAGAAGAAACGAGGCGGACGCCCACGCAAGGCTGCGGCGGGCGACTGACAACACAGTCGGGGCCACCATGCTTTCTAACGCTCTCGCATTCCTTGTGTATGCCGTTCGGTCTGTCGGACTTCTGATCGTCGGCTTGTCTTCGATCGCTGCCGCGTGGTTCTCAGTCTTTGGGGCAAAGCCGTCGATGGCTTCTGCTGCCTGCTCGTGCCTGGTACTGGCGGCCGCCGTGTTGTCGTGGCCGAGAGTGCCGAAAGCCTGGAGGCGTGATCCTCCGACTGACAAGCAGCTCGAGTACGCCGTCAAGCTCGGGATCGACATTCCCGACGGGTGCTCGAAGGGGCAGCTCTCAGACATGATCTCCGCCGCAAAATCGGCCAGGGGCTCGTTCTAGTCGCGGAAAATCAGCGGTTTTCAGATTTTCTGTATTCCCTATTGACCATTTCACGATAACGTGTTTATCCTCCCCGTCGCGTCATGGATGACTTCGACGGCGTGGTCACCAGTGCAAGGAGGCACAACATGGACGCCAGGCTTTGGGTCGAACTGATCATCGTCATTGCCAAGATTCTTTCGGCTGGTTTGGATTCGTGACTCTGTATCCCATTTCACGGAATCGAGACATGGGCAGGTTTTCGACTCCTCCGCTCAGTGTTTTTCACGGACGAAACCACACCTAAAAACGTTTGACGAAACGCATGTACGCGTGTTCACTTCAGACCATCAAAGAAAGGACGCGAGATGGACTCACACGAACGCGAATATCAGGCCGCAGCGGACGGAATGGCCGAGACCTACGGCAGGCCGACGGCCTGTCACCTGCCGAGCATCGGCGACCGGATCGCCTACCGGCTGAAGACCCACACGGACACCGAATGGGAAGCGGGCCGCGTGGTCCGAATCCAGGAAGGCGACCGGCCGCTCGTCGTGGTCGAGACCGACGACGAGAAGACGCTCCGCGTGATCGACGGCCGGCCGTGGCCG